TTCGGGAACAGCAAACTTTGGTGAAAACACTGGCCCAGTAATTAACGCTATAGAACTTACAGGTAAGGCTGGAGTTCAAGGTATCCAAGGAACTGTTGGTGCAACAGGAACTCAAGGAACTTCTGGTACGCAAGGAACGCTGGGAACGCAGGGAAGTCAAGGAACAACGGGAACAACCGGTCCAACTGGTAAAACAGGACCGACTGGATTAACAGGTCCTACAGGTCCAACGGGAGCAGATGGTAAAACAGGTCCAACGGGTCCAACTGGTAAGACAGGTCCAACTGGAGCAACTGGTGCAACTGGAGTAACCGGACCAACTGGACAAACTGGATATACTGGACCAACAGGGTTTACAGGAGTAACAGGCCCGACTGGAGTTACAGGAGTTACTGGATCAACTGGATCAACAGGATTAACAGGAGCAACAGGACCAACAGGATTAACAGGTCCAACTGGATTAACAGGATCAACGGGATCAACTGGATTAACAGGGCCTACCGGAGTAACTGGAAGTATTTCACTTTACTACGGGACTGCAGGGATTATTCTTTCTGGAATAAATTCGAGTACGGTTGTTGGATCAAATGTAGATACATTGGTGGATGCTTCAAAAAGAATTTGGTTACAAGGATATCAACAAAATGCACTTGATGCAGGAATTCAACCTGTTTCGGTATCGTATTTGTATTTTTACAATACTGGAAGTGGCAGTACTTGGAATGCAAATGTAGGACTTGTTGCTAATGGTCCGATTACAAGTGGAGGAAGCAATGTAAGTTACACTATCTATTTTTATAACAATTAAGTAATGTATTCGTCATATAGCCAACGGTTAGTTGGTGATTATCTGCCATTGACGAACAGAAGTGTGTTTTATCACGAAGGTTCAATAGGTCCACAAGGCCCTAATGGACTGGATGGGTTCACAGGACCTACTGGATTTCAAGGACAAGATGGAGAATCTGCAGAAACAGGGGCAACGGGACCAAGTGGATTTACAGGAATAACTGGAATAACAGGACGAACAGGAGCAACAGGACCAACGGGTCTTTTTGGATTTAATGGACCAACTGGATTACCAGGTCCTCTTGGTCCAACTGGTAATATAGGTCCAACGGGACCGAATTCAAATACTGGCGCAACAGGATTCGTAGGTAAACCAGGAATTATTGGTTGTACCGGTCCAACAGGACCAAATTCAAATACCGGTGCAACTGGACTCAAAGGACTTACAGGACAAACTGGTCCTACGGGTTCTGGAATACGTGGATATACTGGAAATACAGGATTTGCATCGAATGTAACAGGACCTACAGGAACCACAGGACCAACGGGAGTAAATGGACCGGATGGACCAAGAGGAGAAAGAGGTATACCAGGAACAGTACAGGGTCCAACCGGACCAACAGGACCAACTGGACCAAGAAATATAAGTGGATATACAGGTGCTAAAGGTGTTGCTGGAGTATATGACCCATCGGGTCCAACTGGTCCAACAGGCGCAACAGGACCTACTGGAATATCTGCTGTAGGACCAGTTTCAAAAGAAACAGGAAGCACAGGAGATACAGGATATACAGGAGCAGCAGGACCAAGTGGTATGATGGGACCACTTTCAGACAAAGCAGGAGGAACCGGTCCAACAGGATTTCAAGGAGACTTTGGTCTTACAGGACCTACTGGATTACTTGGTTATACAAATTTAACAATTGCAACTGGTTACAGTGGAGCAACTGGAATTATTGGAGTAACAGGAGTAACAGGTTCAACTGGAAAAACAGGAGCAACAGGATTTGCAGGAATTTCAAGTACAGGGGTGACTGGAGTAACAGGTCCAACTGGAATTACAGGACCAACTGGAAAAACAGGACAATCAGGAGTTACTGGATTAACGGGACCAACTGGTAAAACAGGAGCAACTGGAAAAACAGGATTAACTGGACCAACAGGACCGACTGGATATATTGGAAAGACAGGACCTGCTGCAAATATTTTGACAGGATCTGCTTTTATATCGTTCAATATGCCAGGTGATAATAAGAGTACAAAATCTATCAATACAAGTGTTGCATCTTCGAATGCTATTTGGTTATCAGGAGTTCAACCAGATTCTGGAACATTGAATAAAGTATCATTTCCTTCCGATGTTTATTTCAATTCTGATGGATCGAATTGGATTGCAAATATGACAATTTTTTCAGGTGTTCCAAATGGTTCATTGAATTATTTCATAAATTATTGTTACATAACACCAAGTTCTATAATATCTGCTGGACTTGGAAATGTTCCTACCGATGCACCGTTGAATAATACATTTAGCATGTCACTATCTTCTGTTGGTCAACATCGTGTATATAAGGTAACACTTTAATGTTCACATTATAAATAAATGCCGAAGGTGAAGTTATCGGAATTGAATTCCGGTGGGAATATAGATATGCTTGTAAGCAGGGTTCCTCTTACCGATACTCAAATCAGTAATTATGCGAATGGTTCGGATTCACTTTCTGGAACTATTCTATCGAATGATCCTTCGAATGGAAATGTTAAAATGTTAACAGTACAGAATTCAGGAGACTATTATGTTACGTTGGTTGCAACGACGAGCAGTTCAGGTTCGTATTCCTTTAATCCTGCTACATTTCCTTCTGAGACTGTTCTAACATCTACTGCTGCTGCAGTTTCAAATGCTTATCCAAATTACTACGTTTACACTGGAGATGGAAATCCGACTACGTTTACCTTAACAGGACTTACAGATCCTACAAAAGCATCTGTTCTTCTTTCATATTCTCCTTTTACTACCTTTGATGCAAGTGAATGGAGATCAACTGGAAATGCGAGTAATATTTCGGTTCCTCTTGAAACAAATGGTTGTAATGTTACGGATAATTCGAATATGCATGTTGCAATTATACCTGCAACTGGATATACCGCAAATGAGACCTATACATTGACTGCAATTTCTGCATATCCCGAGACAGCGTTGACAAAGAATGTTATCTATACTGCATTTAGCAACCCCTTGATTACATCCTCGAATGTAAGCAATGCTGATTATTACATTTTTTCAAATGATTTGAGTTCTGGAAATCAGTATATTCAAATTATAAATACTGGAGGACCTGCAGATATTCTATTGAGTTCATCTCAAGTTTCCAGATTAGGAGTGGTTAATTATTTGAGCGGAACACAGCCTTCTTCAAAGTATACGTATTCGACATTATCAAATAGTAACAGTGTATTGGAAACACTTTCTATAGGTGGAAATTCTTTAAGTTTGGGGTCAGGTATTCATATTGCAGTGGTTCCAAAAACATCTACGAATGCGGTATATCGTATTGAAGTTACGCAGTATGCATCCGAAGATGCTACACAAGGAGTCAACAACGTAGTCGCTGGAGCAATTGCATATACAGGACCAGGTCCTATATCGCTTCCTTATTACAAAAGTTATGTATTCACCACTGCAGGAACGTATGATTACACAATTTCAAGTACATTAGGAGTTTGTTACTTGCTACTTTCCAGAAAGCAGTTGACTTATATGGATGTGTGTATGTGGTACAATGGATTCACTCAAGACCCTCAAGTATCGTATAATTTGAGCGTACCTCTTATTGGAGCATTTGCCAACTCGGATATGAATGTATTAACTGGAACAGGAAGCAACGAAGTTCACGCTACAATTATTGCAACTACAACAGCTCCAACTGGAGGAGGAGGTGCAAATCAAGCAGTCTATATTTTTGAAGCCTTGACTGGTGAAATTACTATGTCGATCGACACTTCTTATACCAATACATTGACATCTACTGACAGTGATAATCTTGCAGTTGGATATTATGGAGTTAGAGTCTTACCAGGTGATTACACATTTACTATGACAAATACTGGTGGAAATGCAGATATGTTGATTACATACGAACGATTAACTGCAAATGATTTCAAAATTTGGCAATACAATCAAGCAATATATACTATTCTCAATACACCTGGATCAGGAACAGAAACATACAATACAGGATTATTATCGGATTCAACAACCTTCCATATTGGAGTTGTAGGTATGGTATTTAACAGTGCAGCAACCATAGGATTATCATACAGTATTAGAGAATATCCAATCTCTGCAGGGGATATTGTTGAAGCAAGTTCTCTTGCAAATTACCGAGTATACACATTTACAAACACGACTGGAAGCACCATTTCTTCTCAGGACTTCGGTATTGTTCTTACATCAACTGATAATCTCGATCTTGCAATATCAACTACAAAACTTACTCAATCACAGATTTCAAATTGGTCTACTAGCAAACCGGTTGGAGTAAGTTACATTTCTGGAACTGGAAGAATTTCAAAATCAAACATTTTGACCAACCAAAAAATATATATTACTGTAATCGTTACTTCAGGACAACCTTCTTATAAATTTTCAGCACTCACGTATTCTAGAAGTGAGACAGATATAACATCTTCCGGAGTCTACACCAATTCTTCAAACAGCGGTCACATTGATCTCTTCACATACACAGAGACAGGATCTCCTGTAACTGAGAGCTTTGCTGCTGATTACAGTATGAATATGGTTATCACGTACTACAAACTTTCTGACTTTGATTTATCGTTGTTATCGTCAAGTTTCAGTTCTACACTTACAGTACCAAAGGTTGGAACAACACAGAGTACATATTCTGGATTTACACAGCAGTCTGTTGATCTCACTACAAACCAAGTTGCCCATATTGCTATTCCGAATACAGCGAATCAGTACACTCTTCAAAGAGTATACTATCCTCCTGAAACATCTGTATCTCTTGGAGAGATCAAAACAGATACCCTTCATAATGCAATTGATGGCGACTACTATGTATTCACTGCATCTACAACTGGAGATCAGGTATTCGAAGTTCTTGGAGAAAACACTGAAATCCCTATAATGCTTCTTGCAACTAGTCGATTCTCAACACTTGATTTGTTAGCATATGCAAAACACAGATTAACTCTCACAGATTTGGGTGGAAAGATTATCAATGCCTCAAGTGCATCTACTGGATTTTCTACTGTTACTTCACTTTCTTCAAGCAGCCAGATTCACATATTGCTCTACAGTCCAAGTGGAACAAACAACGCCTATCACTTCTCGCCTGTTACATACGATACTCCATATGTTCTTAATACGAGCAACTCATCCTTTAATAGTGGAACTGGTACTACAACAACTCCTATTTCTGGTTTCACAAGTCTCAGTGCTTATCAACCTACTACCATTCAAATTACAGCTCCATCAAAACAACACGCAGGAGGTCCAAATGCTCAATATACATTCAATACCACTATCAACAGTGGTACAATTGCCCCAATATTTATTGCAAGTGGAAGCCCAAGAATATCCAGTTTGGAAGCAGTATACAATTACTTGGCATCATTCAAGGGAACCTCAGACAGTCCAGTAACCGATGTTGAAGATCCATTGTTGGAATCCACGTTCTACTACACTCTTCTTGGAGGTTCAAGTGGAGGTTCATTCGCATTGAGTTACAGTGTAATCACTGCTGTACAAGCACCAATGACATCTGGAACAACGTATACAGATGTACTCACAACATCTGGACAACAGGATTTCTACTACATTTTCCACATAAACGGAACAGGAGACAGTTTCACATTTGTCCAATCAAGTGCTGCAGAAACATTGATTCTATCCGATACTGATTTTACAAGTACAGATATTTACAACCATATCACATATGGTCAACCAATACCCAATTCTAGTTTTGTAGTTACTGCATATGGCAATACAAGTATACCAGGAAGTGTTGCTACTGGACAAATTCATATCGCAGTATTTGCAACTCAAAACAGTTCCGATGGAAGCCACTATTCGTTAACGTATAGCAATGGAAGCGGTGGAGGTGGAGGCGGTGGAGGCGGTGGTGGAGGCCTGCTACCACCATAAATAAACGCACGAGGGTGTAATGGTGAAGCCCAGACTCCCTATTGAAGTGGAAGAGCATTACTATTTACCTCACGAGATCGTAAGGCTTATCCATTCGTTCGTTCCTCATCTGCCTAAAAGAAAGGAGCGTTCGCCAAGCTACGATAGGGAGTTGATTCACATTCAAAAAAAGAAGCACAAAACTGCGTCACCAATGTACTTAAAAGATTTAGATGATTTTGTACTGGATTAGTAATGGAATATTCGTTGGTATCCGACCACTGGACAAGTCTTTTGCGAGAAATAAAGGATGAGACTAAGCAGCGTTACAAAACAGAGAGTCTTGCGAATGATATTTTGAGATATATTCGATATACTCGATTTCGACAGTATAATCTTTTTACACAACGACGTGGAGAAGAGTATGAAAAATTGATTGCTATCTTAGAAGAATCCTATCCAAAAGAGTTAATTGAACGAATAATTCAGGATGAAGAATTCTGGAAAACGACTCTGGAATTCGGAGCGTTATAAAACGGAATAATCTAGATACAAAGACAACAAGTAGTAAATATGGGAGATACAATTGTAAGCGTCCAGTTTGGCATCTCAAATCCAGATGACATACTGAAGCGCTCCGTCGTTGAAGTAACTACTGAAAAGACTTCCCAAAGTGGCCAACCGGTTGCCAATGGGGTATTCGACCCACGCTTTGGTGTCATCGAAAACGGCAAGGTATGTCCCACTTGTAAACAGACTAATCAACACTGCCCTGGTCACTTCGGACATATTCGTCTTGCCCGTCCTGTATACCTTTATCAGTTCTTTGATACCGTTGAAAAGATTTGTAATACAATCTGCCTTTCATGCTCCAAGCTTCTCATGCCAAGTGAGGAAATTGCTTTGATAAAATCGAAGGGACTTGAACGCTTTAAGGAAATACGGTCCAAGATGAAGAAACCAAAGGCATGTACTTTCTGTAAGACTCAAGTCTTCACCAAGGTCGTAAAAGTTCCTGAAAGAGCAGCTACTCTTGAAGGTGTAATCGAAGGTGTTTCGGATTCTGTTCCTATTCAACCAGAATTGGTGCTTCGTGCCTTTCAACACATGACAGATGAGGATATCGACACTCTTGGATTTAGTCATAAGTTCTCACGACCGGAGTGGATGATTTGTAGTGTGTTGGCAGTGCCACCTTTGACAGTTCGTCCTTCGGTTGTGATGGAAGACCAGCGCATGGAAGATGACCTTACTCACAAACTTATTGAGATTCTCAGACATAACGATAAGTTGCGAGACCGTATTGAAAAAGGAGACAACGCAGAGTTGATTGATAAATTCACTGCCGTTCTTCAGTATCATGTTGCGACCTATGTGGACAACGACATCAAAGGAATGCCTGCTTCTCAACAACGTTCAGGTCGTCCTTTGCGAACACTCAAATCACGATTCGGTTCCAAGACCGGTCGTGTAAGAGGCAATCTTATGGGTAAGCGTGTGGATTTCTCTGCTCGTTCAGTTATCACTCCTGATGCGAACATCGAATTGGATGAATTGGGTGTTCCAGAAGAGATTGCCGTCAATCTAACATTTCCCGAAACAGTCTCTGCTTTCAATCGTGAACGACTGCTCGGTTATGTCCGCAATGGACCGGATGTTCATCCAGGAGCAAAGTCTATCTTCATTAAACGTGAGAACAAACCAGTATCCCTGCGATATGTACCACTTGATTCTATCGACCTCCATGATGGTGATATTGTTCATCGTCACTTGATTGATGGAGATATCGTACTCTTCAATCGACAGCCTTCACTTCACAAGGCATCTATGGAAGGTCATCGTGTTCGTGTATTGCCGTATTCCACGTTTCGCTTAAACGTATCCGCTACTCGACCCTACAATGCGGACTTCGATGGTGATGAAATGAATATGCATGTTCCTCAATCAATCTCTGCGGCAACTGAACTCAGACAACTCGCATCGGTTCTTCGCCAAATCATTTCACCCCGAACTGCCTCTCCTATCATCTCCGTATTCCAGGATACGATGACAGGTGTCTACCGTATCAGTCAGCCAGGTGTTCGTGTTCCAGAACATATTGCGATGAATATGCTTGCCAAAATCAATCGTACAAACATTCCTCGCAAAAACAGAGAATGGACTGGAGCAGAGATTATCTCAATGGCATTCCCATTGATGTCTTTGAAGACCAGTGTAACAATTGAAAATGGTCAACTCATTTCAGGTGTGCTAAAGAAATCATCCTTTACCAGCGGTGACGATTCCAATGGATTGGTTCAGGTTCTCTACAATGATTTCAGTCCTCAACGATGTGGGCAGATGATTAACGATATTCAATCAATTGTTACTCAGTTCAATCTCTACACTGGATTCTCAGTCGGCACATCTGACCTTATTGCGGATGCTGTTACACTTGAAGAAGTCATAAAGAAAGTCAACGAAGGAAGAACACGTGTAGCAACTATCTTACACGATGTTCATTCTGGAAAATTCATCAACAGCACAGGATTCTCAAATGGTGAGAAGTTAGAGCAAGATATTACATCTGCGTTGAGCGATGTATCGAATGCGATTAACAAGTCAGTAAAATCCAGTCTTGACCCCAACAACCGTATTGTACAGATGGTACAGTCAGGGTCTAAGGGTGCTGACCACAACATTACACAAATGGTTGCTCTCTTGGGTCAACAGTTGATTGAAGGTAGACGAGTTCAGTATACATTACAAGATAGAACACTGCCTCATTTCGCACGATATGATGATGGTATTGAGTCTCGTGGATTTGTTCAACACTCCTTCATCGATGGATTGATGCCATCGGAATTCTTCTACCATGCTCAGGCAGGACGTATTGGATTGATTGATACTGCGGTCAAGACTTCTGATACTGGTTATATTCAGCGACGATTGATGAAGGCTATGGAAGACCAACATATAGAGTACGATAACACTGTGCGAAATGTAACCAATACAATCGTTCAGTTCATGTATGGAGAAGATGGCATCGATACTACCTGCCTTGAGACACAGCCATTCGAACTTGGCAAAATGACAATGGCTCAAATCTATGCGGACTTCGCACTTACTCCTTCGGATATCAATACGTTCATGACAGAAGAGGTGAATGAAGTGAAAGATTTGGTTGATGAGATTCTTATTGACCGTGAACTGTTTGTGCGCAACGTTAGTCGATTCAAGAAAATTGATACTGTTCAGGCACCGGTTCACTTTCCTCGATTGATTTCAAAATACAAGAATGGATACAATACGAAAACTGATTTGACACCTGCGTATATCGTAGCATCGATTGGTAAGTTCATTTCCGAATTTCCAGAGAATAAGATGTTCCATGGCATGCTTAGATTCCACCTTGCTCCTAAGAAATCAATTCTCATTCATCGATTCACGGTTGCTCTGTTCGATGAATTAATGCGCGATGTTCGTCACAGATACGTTCGAGCAAGATGTCATCCAGGTGAAATGATTGGTGCTCTTGCTGCTCAATCAATTGGTGAACCCACTACACAGCTTACTTTGAATACCTTCCACTCAGCAGGTACCGCTAAGGCCAACGCCACTTCAGGAGTTCCACGTATTAATGAATTGGTAGACGCATCAATCAATCCAAAGAGACCTGGTAATACTGTCTATCTCATTCCTGAAATCTCTGAGAATCAGAATGAAGCCATTCAAAAGATGAAACAGATTCAAAAGACAACCTTGAGAGACATCACGAAATCTGTGCGTATCTTTCACGACCCTAATCCAACTGCGGCTGGTACAATTATCGAAGAGGACCGTGAATTATTGGAACTCTATGAACAGTTCTCATTGACTGAGAAGGAACAGTGTTCAACCGTCCCTTGGATTATGCGAATTGAGCTTGATATTGTAGAACAGGTTCGTCGAAATATTCTTGACCTCTCAGAAATTCAAGCCAAGTTGAATAACAATCCTGCTTTGAAAAATATGGTTTCATGTAAACATTCGGATACCAGTGGTAAGAAAATTGTATTGCGATTAGAGTTCGCAAACAATACAACTCCTGTTATGATTCGGTTTATGGAAGACAAGATTTTGAATACGATGTTGACTGGTGTAGAAGGAATTGGTCGTGTCCATCTGCGTGAAGTCAAAGGTGAATTGGTCTACGATGGATTGGTTGGTGGATATGTGAACAAGGCTCAGTATGTATTGGATACAGAAGGTATCAATTTGTATGACTTGATGGTATTCCCAGGAGTTGACCGTTCTCGTGTGTTTTCAAACGACATTTATGAAATTCTTGATGTCTTTGGAATTGAAACCGCAAGACTCTCAATTTATGAAGAGTTCAATGAAGTATTCGCATCTGAAAAGGTCAACTACCACCATC